CATTTCAAGAGACCAAGTGGTCAGCCGATTCAGATTCGGTTGCACGATCAAGTGAGAGAGAAAAGATTATGGCCGACTCCAAGAGCATCGGGAGCAATGTCAGAAAAATCAATCAATCTAAAAAAGAGAGTGGAGAGGAGAGGATTTTTAGGAGCGAAGCTGGAAGAGTCAGTAGCAGTATTAACCAACACAATTGGTGGAACATTGAACCCGACGTGGGTCGAGTGGCTGATGGGGTACAAGGCAGGACACACAGACTTAAAGGATTGGGCAATGCTATCGTCCCGCAAATTGCGGAAGAAATCGGTAAAGCAATAATGAAAGTTGAGTTTAATTTTGATTGATTTAGTCGGGTACATTGACCTAGATTAGAATGGCTCTAAAGAGGGAATCAAAACTCTGGAAACGAATCAAAAATTTAAACATAAAAGGTTATTTTTTTCGCGTAGAATCTAAGACAATTAATGGAATACCTGATGTGTTTTGTGCTATGAATGGGAAAGTATTTTGGGTGGAATTAAAATCAAATGATCTCAAGAATTATGGCATATCTAAGTGGCAAATTAATTGGCATCTCAAATATCAAAAGCATGGTGGAAGCTCGTTTTTCTTGGCCTCGGGGGTCAAGCATCGAGGCCTGAAACTTCTCAGGGTGAAGGAGCCGGGAGCCGTGAAGCTCGTTGCACGTTCCTCGGACGACGCGTCGGGTCTCGTTAAACTATTGAACCTCTGCGCATCCGGGTGAGCCCGGAGCATGAGCCCGGCGTTTCTCGTTCCACGTTCGACGTTCCACGTTGCACGTTTCATTAAACTTTTAGAACCTGCTAACCTTCGTCCGGCAGGGAGCTGGACTCCGGTGCAGAGCTGGGGTACAAGATTCGTGGGGCGTGGGTATGACTTTTCCTTTCATTTCACTACTCACGCCTCGTTCCACGTTCCACGTTGGGCTTTCGACCTGGCGTTAAACATTAAACTTTCAGGAGTCCGGACGGAGCTGCTGCTGGAAAATCTTTCTTCTTTTAGGGTTGACATCTATCCCATCTGGTCTTATGTATAAGGAGTCAGGTGGAGGGAGACTGAAGCTTGATGAGGCCAGCCCGTGAGGCCCAGTTAAATAATATAGTTAGGGCTGGCTTCTAATTAATAATAGGAGAAGCATATGAAAAGGAAAAGAAAGATCCCCGTTACGAAAAAGATTGAAATGTTTTTGCATTGCAAGAAATGCCTCGATGAATTACCCGGCGATCAGTCCCCCCGTGATTACGCAGCCATTGAGGCTGGGTGGACGAAGCTAGGGCTTCAGCTGTGGTGCAAGAGGCACGATAAGAATATACTTCACGTCGACTTCGAAGGGCAGAAGCACCCTGCGAGTCTTCACGCAAGGAGGCATTGATGGATATCAAACAATGGTTACGCAAAGGTGAAGAGGACAATATATTTTTAATCAAGGACATCGCAACACACGGATGCAGTGGGGCCGTGACAGGTATCATTTATTATTGGGAAACAACCAAGTTCCACGTTGAGCACGAAAAAGAAATTTGGGACTTGTTATATCAATACGCGCAGGACTCCGGTGAGACGCTGATGGATTACATTGCAGCGATCCCCATCATGAAAGATGTCGGCTCGCACGCACAGTTCGTGAACGCTCTCGTTTGGTGGGCTGTTGAAGTACGGGCTCAAGAGATTCTAGGGCAGCAGGACGCAGCGTGATTCTTTTATTATGGCTACTAGGAATGTACTTGTTCCTACGATTTCCTACGGCTACGATGGTGATGATAATGCTTATTACAACTTATATAAAAGGAGCATAGCTCGTTGCTCGTCGCACGTTCCACGCCTCGGTGGGGCTTGAACTTTAAACACATGGTAAGCGGAGAGCTGTACCGGCTTCCCAGAGAGCTGTGAGAAATTCAAAAAAAACGCTTGAAATCTCTTTTAAATTGTCGTATCAAGATGGGATAAATAAGAAAGGAGAATAAAATATGGGTATGGACGTTTATGGAGTAAATCCAATCATAAGAGTAGGAACACAAGAACCAAGCCGACCTAAAGACTTACACAAATTAGGCGACGACGTGATAACGAAGTACTTTGAACAGGTGCGAGAGTTTGAAGATAAAAACGTAGGTGTGTACTTCAGAAATAATTGCTGGTGGTGGCGACCTCTCGCAAATTTCATCATTGAGAATTGTGATTGGCTAACGCAAGAACAGAAAGAGCGACTGCACGACAATAGTGGCTTTGAGTTCTCGGACCACGAAGCTGTTACGATTGCCGACACGTTACAAAAAAAAGTGGACGACGGCACGGCACGCAAACAAGAAGAAGTGAACAAGCAAGAAAGAAAAGGGGCAGAAGACTGGAACGCAGGGCTTCAGAAGCAACAAGACGCATTAGGTGAAGAAGCCAAGAAAGAAACAGGCAATCCTAAAATCGTGCCTCGTGATTATCCTAAACACATCTATAAGAAATGGGACGACTTACAAAAGCAACACGACTGGAACGCCAGCTATCCTTTCGCTGAAGCAAATATAAAAGAGTTTATTTGTTTTCTTCGTGAGTGTGGTGGCTTTAAGGTTTGCTAATTCTCTTGCCACGTTGCACGTTCCACGTGCAACGTGGTGCGTGTGTTTTAAATTAAACATTTAGAAAGCTGCCGGCTTCCCTGTGGGAGTGGGGGATAAAATAATAATCTTTTTATTTGATATTTAAATGGGAGTGTGGTTATATCCCTTTGTCTAAACAATTAACAAAAAGGAGTTATATATGTCAAAGACAAAACAAATTCCTAAATTAAGAATAGACAAAAAAGCAAAGACTACTATTCTTAACTATGGAATCATTAAAGATAGTATTAAATCTTTAACTAAACAAAGTGGTTTAATTAAAGAGGAAATACTTCCATACTTTGAAAAACAAAATGCAATTGTTTTAGTGGGTATGGGTAATGGTTATGAAGGGTATGCTCAACGAATAGATAGAAAATCAAAGAGATTTGATTTAGCTAAATTCAAAGAGAGTAACCCTAAACTTTATGCCCAGTATTTAACTGATAGTGAAAGTACTGAAATTAAAGTTAGTTTTAAGGTAGTGGATAATGCCCGATAATAATTTAATCACACTACTTGGAACTGAACTGACAACAACAAGAGGTAATCAAGTTGAACGACCTACCAACCGACCGATAGTTGAAAAGAAAATCAATTATCAAATACTCTACAAAATGGTTGAGAGTGCTGTTGAGGAAATTCTTTTGGAATATCCCAACGACCCTGTTGTTGATAAGTTAAAAGAAAAGATTATCACTAATCTTAAACCTGTTATTAAACAAATCATACAAGAGTAATAACTAACAATAACGTGGCGTCTACTGACGCCACGTTGCACGTTGCACGTTGCACGTTGTGCTTAATCTTTAACATTAAACACCCACCATAGCACCACCCCCCACCAGCACCAGCAGCTCGTAAGTTGGGTTTTGGGTTGTTGATAATGCTGGGTTATTCCATTTAACTCTTGACATTTAGGCAACAGGTCACAGCTGGCAGGCAGCTCACGCCTGAACGACTTGATAGAGGTACCAACATCTAGTACAACATAAAACAGACCTACAATATATGGTGTCACGTTGCAACTTTGAGTTGTATTGCTAGCGATGTTCTTTAAACTCAGTTCGAGACACGTATAATGGGTCTAAACGATATGGGACTCCTACTAAAAAAATTTTGGAAAATTTTAACCTTATGAACACTGACTTATTAACCGTTGATCAATTAAGAAACAGAGTTGAAAAGACCTGGATCGAGCATATTAAGCTGTGCCAAGATAATTTTATGTATTTTGTAAAGGAAGTATGGCCTGAATTTATCTATCGGCATGCACATAGACCTTCAGAATGGGGGCATCATCAAATTATTGCTAATGAATTTACTAAGATTTCGGAGAGAAGAAAAGGAAGGCTTATTGTTAATATGCCTCCCAGGCATACTAAATCTGAGTTTGCTTCTATACATTTTCCAGCTTGGTTAATAGGACGAAACCCTAAAATGAAATTGATGCAGATATCACACAACACGGAACTCGCAACACGATTTGGAAGTAAAGTTAGAAATTTATTAGCTTCTCCAGAGTATGCACAGATCTTTGGAGATGTTAGACTACGAGAAGACGCCAAGGCTAAGGGTAAGTGGGAAACAAATCATGGTGGCGAGTATTTCGCTGCCGGTGTAGGAGGAGCGATCACTGGACGTGGCGCGGATCTCATGATTATTGATGATCCCCATACAGAGCAAGACTCGTACTCCGAGGGAGCCATGGAGCGTGCTTATGAATGGTATACATCAGGACCTCGACAACGTTTGCAACCCGGAGGCTCGATCGTTTTGGTCATGACCCGTTGGGCTGCGAATGATTTAACAGGCCGTTTGTTGAAAGCTCAAGCCGAACCGAAAGCGGATGTTTGGAAACAAATTTCTTTTCCTGCGATTCTAGAATCGGGTAATCCTGTCTGGCCTGAATACTGGGATATTGACGAACTTGAAAAAGTTAAAGCTTCACTCCCCATTCGAAACTGGTCTGCTCAATATATGCAGAATCCAACTTCGGAAGAAGGAGCGATCATCAAAAGAGAATGGTGGCAAAAATGGGAAGGCAAGATTCCTAAATTAAAACACGTCATGCAAAGTTATGATACCGCTTTTTCTAAAAAGGAAACCGCAGACTATTCAGCCATTACCACGTGGGGAGTATTTCAACCTTATGAAGATATGGGGGATGCTTTGATTCTATTGGATGCGGTCAGAGGAAAATTCGATTTTCCTGAACTTAAAATTGTAGCCCTCGATCAGTATAAATATTGGGAGCCTGAATCAGTTATTATTGAATCTAAAGCCACAGGGGTCCCTCTGGCTCAGGAGTTTAGACGAATGGCGATTCCCGTCGTAGATTTTGTGCCTTCTAAAGGCAAAGATAAACATTCACGAGTCAATGCGGTGGCTCCCGTCTTTGAATCTGGACAAGTCTGGTATCCTGAAAATGAAAAATTTGCCGAAGAAGTCATTGAAGAATGCGCCGCTTTTCCTCACGGAGAAAATGATGACTACGTAGATACTATGACCCAGGCTGTGTTAAGATATCGTCAAGGATATTTTGTACCCACGTATACCGATTGGGAAGAAGAAAAGAAATATCAGGAACGAAGAAAATTTGTTTATTATTAGGAACTAAAATGACTGTTTGGAGATTTTTTACCCCAATTTTAAATCTTGGCTTTAAAAAGGCAAGAGTAGGAAAACGCGCCCAAAAGATATTTGAAAAATTAGTGGGCGAGAACCAAGCGGCAGGCTTAAGTAGAGACTCAGCTTATAATGCAGCTAAACAAGAGATTATTAAAAAATATAAACTTAAAGTAAACCTTAAAGGTGAAGTTCTTAACAGAGCTGAAGGTGGAGAAATCGTCTTTGGTAAAAACGTCGATAAGGATTTATTATGAGTATAAAAGGTCGAGTTCTCAGAAAAGTTCTTTCTGAAGCGCAAAAACTCATAAACAAAAAAAAGAGTAAATTAAGAGTCCAAGAAAGTGTTAAAGGAGTACATAAGGAGGGACTTAAACTACGTGTTAAAGGAGCAAAAACAGAAGCAAAATTTAAGTCCAAACAAAAACCTAAAGAAGTAGGAGGAGGCCGAGAGCCTGTAACATTAGCAGGAGCACGTTATGGAATAGGAGCTACAGAACATAAACTTCATTCATCTAAATTAGCGATTGCTTTAAAACATCCTAAATTTCAAGGATACCCTCACGGACGGGAAACTTGGAGAGGCGAGATGGAACGGATGTATGGAGGCATTCATATGTCTCAGGATCCTAAAGCCATTAAAAAAAGTATTCAGATATTAACTAAAAAACTTAAAAAGAAAAAAGTGATTAAAGCTCTACGTGGAACCTTGGTTAAAAAGGGAACGAAACTAGCCTATCGATTGGCAACCAAGAAGTATCCCCACGTCTTCAAAAAGAAAAAATTTTCCGTTGCTGAATATAAAGCTAAAAAAATGAGGAAAACTCCTGAGCTTGCACCTTTAGGAGTAACAAAAATAGCGGCTAATGATTTACGAAAATTGGCGGTGGCAGAAGCCATTAAAAGTAGAATTAGACATTTAGGCAACATAACTATCAAACACAATAAAAAAGCGATGCCTTTGGTTTGGGGTAAAGCAAGTAAGTGGAGGCATATTGAAAAATTTCAAAAATATAATTTACCTAAAACCAAAGCAAAATTAGAAAGCTTAGGAAAACAGTTTGCGAATTTAACGAAGTATCAAGATACTCTTAAAGCTAAAACAGCGACCAAGCATAGTGAAGGTGGCGAAGTGGTTATCGGTAAAAACGTAGACAGGAGTTTACTATAATGGCAGACAAATATGAACCTTATGAAAAACCATCGGCAGTTCCAGGACTCGCGGTCACTGGAGCGGGGATCGGGGCTCTTGCTTATTTAGCCAGAAAAAAAATACCTGGTCTCAATATTTTAGCAAAGATTGCTAAGAAACAACCACCCCCACCTCTCGCAACACGGATCACGCCTCAGGCGACGGACAAGGTAACCGAAGTTACTAAGATTGCTAAAACACCCACAGCACAATCGTTAGAGCTGATTGCTCGACCCCATCCTACAAAAACATATGAAACATTCAAAGGAGAAATGGATCTGGTTGCAGCTAATGCAAAGGCTGCACCTTTAACTCAAGGCTCAGATAAAGGACGATTTGGTTCGTCCCTATATGATTTTATTGCTCAGCATCCTGCCTATAAACCGTTGGATGCCAAGATCTGGATTAAGGAACTTTCCAATTTTAATCGTCTGGCTCAATTTAAAAGTGGACAAGCAGGATTTCAAAAAGTCAGAATGAATGTTACCAAAGCCGAACTCGAAGATGCCAACATTCTTAAATTCGGAGGTGAAAAAGGAGATCAAGTCGTAGGAGGATTTTTAATGACCGCTCGAGATGCGGGAATGAAGGTTAATAAAATAGATCTTCTTAATATGGTTAATAAATCACCTGCGGTCAATCTAAGGGTAAAACGTTTTGAATACGTGACTCCAATGGTGGAAGAATCTCGGGTGTTGGCTAAAGATTTAACTAAATATATCGATGATGCAGAAGCAAGTATTGCTAATTATAAAGGTAGTGTTGAATCCACTAGCGCGTATCTCCCTCTGACTAAGTATAGCGAAAACCTCCGAGCCACCAAAGCCGAACTCGGAACGATAATGCATAAAATACAATACTATCACTACAATAAGAATGCTCCGATAGAGAGTATGGTTGAAGCCATCAAGCCTTTTGAAAAACAGATAAAATCATTAGAAGCATTAAGTAAGCAAGTGGCAGAAGACCATAAGATTGGTTTGGATCTTAATAAACTGACAGAGTTTAGAGGTCATCATACTAATCTTTTAAGAAAACTCGGTCGGGAAAAAACAATGAATCAATCTCCACGATACGGGGACCACGACACTTATAAAGTTTTAGGTGATGAAAAATATATTGAAGATGTGATTTATTATCCAAAAGTAATTCCTTATGGACGAAATGTTAAACCAGGCGATGCAGGCGGAGGAAGTCACTTCGAAACAGTTGCAGGAGTAACTTTTGAGAATCAAATTTATCACGTACGTTATGGTAGACGAGCCGTTGACATGGGCAATCAGGCGACAGGAGGACGAAGCAAAGCCTATGTCGTTCACGAAGGGCAGTCCGATGTTCAACAAGCCGCTTTAAAAAAAATAGCAGAGGGAGGAACGAGAGTTAATCCTTTTAATACTGAACAGGAATATGCTCAAGCTAATCATATGATGAATGAAATATTAAAAAAAATGCAAGTGCTTGCTCATAAACCTAAACTTAATCGTGCTGAATCATTTCAATTTAGTAAGTGGGATCAACAATTTGAAGAAATAAGAAGAAATACTTTAAATGCTTCCAAAAGTCTGCGTCGAGCAGGCGAAGAAGGAAAAGATGTACCTTTTTTACCTTTGTTAGAAAGAGATGTGTGGGGAGATCATCTCATTAAGCATATGGCCAAGACGGCCGCAGACGATGGCGTGCAATGGATTGCCATTAATCCTGTGGAAAGACTTCATGCTTTAAAAAGAGCAAGCTCTACTGGTGAGAATGTCGTAGGCAAACTGGGAGATTGGGAATTTTATGGAACGGCAACGGGTAAAGCAGGAATGAGAGGAGTTAAAGCTTATTCCGACAAGCAAAGTAAAGAAATTTTAACTAATCCTAAAATGATGGCTGTCTTACCTGAACGAATGAAAAAACTGGCTGTACAGTATGATTCAATCGCCCAACCGATTAAAGTAGCTAAATCGAATCCCGAGCTCCCTTTTAAGATTCTTAAGAAGCACAACTTTGCAGCAGATTCTCCAGCCAAGAGTATGGGATATACTAAAGTCCCAACCGAGCACGAAATGGCTTTCAAAACCCTTGCAGAAGCTGAGGCTTATGTAGGAGGCAAAAGCCATAAAATTGTGAGAATGGAAGCTAATGACCCCCGTCTTTACTACGAAGCTTTTGGCTTGAAAATTACCCCACAAATGTTAGAACAGCCTTTCAAGCTTTATAAAAAAGAAGGTGGTCTAGTAGTGAATATGTTTAAATGGTAATATGGAAATAGTTTAAACAAAGGAGATATATATCATGGCAAAGAAACTAAAAAAAGCCATTCTAGCGGGTTTGACAGCGTATGCTGCATCTAAGTATCTAAAAGGCAAAAAAATGAAAATGCCTACAGATTACGAACATGAAGCATCGATGATTAAAAAACCGTTTCAGCACGATCTCGAAGCAAAAAGCAACTATGTACCTAAAAAATGGTACGAGTTTTGGAAAAAACACGGTGGCTCTGTCACAACTGCTAAATTAGGCAAAATGATTAAGGCTGCTCAAGGCACTTATGCACGAGAAGACGAATCTCTTGGCATGCGTTTAGGAAAAGGTAAAGGCACTGCAAAAGAAAGAGATATGTCGTATGGCGATTGGGGCAAACGTAAAACAGACTGGGCTAAATCAGGTAAAATGATTAAAGCTNGNTATGGTACTGAAGTAAGAACNGATGGGTCTAACCCACATGTTCCTAAAGGTGGTACAGCTTACGTTAAAACCAAATTGAATGGTACNTTAAAAGTTAAAACGTTCTAAGTAAAAGACTATGGCGGATGTTGAAAAACAAAATCAAGTTCTGGAAGAAGAAGGCCCAGCAACTGAAGAGGAAGTTGCGGTCGAAGTTGAAAGACCTAGTGAAGAGGCTGTCAATGAAGCGACTGAAGAAGGAACTCCTGAAGAGGAGTTCTACTCTAACCTGGCCGAGGATCTAGATCATCGTGTTCTTCAACGAATGGCGTCAAAATTAGTCGACGAATATCGAAGAGACAAAATCTCAAGAAAAGACTGGGAGCAGGGTTATACTCAAGGTTTAGATCTATTAGGATTTAAATATACAGAGATGACCCGCCCCTTTCGAGGTGCAGCTAATGTTACCCATCCCTTATTAGCTGAAGCCGTTACCCAATTTCAAGCACAAGCTTACAAAGAACTTCTTCCTTCTGACGGACCTGTCCGTTGCAAAGTGATAGGAAACGAAACTCAAGAAAAACAACAACAAGCGGATCGTGTTCAAGATTTCATGAACTATATGCTCATGGATAAAATGGAAGAATATACTCCAGAAATGGATCAACTTTTATTTTACCTTCCTTTAGCGGGTTCAGCTTTTAAAAAAGTTTACTACGACGCAATTATGGAACGGGCAGTTTCTAAATTTGTTCCTGCGGAAGATTTAGTGGTTCCCTACTATGCAACCGATTTATTAGATTGCGAACGCATCACTCATAAAATTTCAATGAGTGAAAATGAAGTTCTTAAAAAACAAAAGACAGGTTTTTATCGAGACATTGAATTGAAACCCGTTAATGTGGGACAAAGCGATATTAAGAAAAAATACGAACAACTAGAAGGTATTGTGCCGACAGCCGATCGACAAAGTAACTTCAATATTTTAGAAATGCATGTGGATTTAAATTTAGAAGAATTTATGCTAGAAAATCCACCGAAAGAAGTTAAAATTCCTTATATTGTTACTGTGGATGAAGGTTCCAGTGAAATTTTATCGATTTATCGTAATTATGAACCTGAGGATCCTACTCACAAACGAAAAGAATATTTTATTCATTACAAATTTTTACCGGGTCTAGGTTTTTATGGTTTTGGTTTAATTCACATGATTGGTGGATTATCTAGAACAGCAACAACAGCTTTGAGACAACTTTTAGATGCAGGAACCCTAAGTAATTTACCCGCAGGCTTTAAATCTCGAGGAATTCGAATTAGAGACGATGATCAACCTTTTCAACCTGGAGAATTTAGAGATGTAGACGCTCCTGGAGGAAATATTAAAGATCAATTTCAAATGTTACCTTTTAAAGAACCTTCAGTAACATTATTTAACCTAATGGGCTTTGTTGTAAATGCAGGACAACGTTTTGCATCGATTACAGACATGGCGACAGGCACCGATACACAAAATAGAGCCGTTGGAACGACGGTTGCCCTCTTGGAACGTGGTTCCAGAGTCATGACTGCCATTCACAAGCGTTGTTACTATGCAATGCGTAACGAATTTAGACTTATTTCAAGCGTTTTTGCCACATTTTTGCCTCCTGTTTATCCTTACTCGGTTTATGGAGCCGATCAAATGGTAAAACAAAAGGATTTTGATGGTCGAGTTGATGTTATTCCCGTTGCTGACCCTAATATTTACAGTTTAAGTCAAAGAGTAACCCTAGCCAGCGAAAATTTGAAAATTGCGATGTCAAATCCCAATATGCACAATCTTCGTGAAGCTTATAGACGTGTTTATTCGGCTCTCGGAACACGAGACATCGATAAAGTGTTAAAACCCGAACCTCCGATTGTTCCCAAAGATCCAGCAATCGAAAATATGGAAGGATTACAGATGAAACTTCCAAAAGCGTTTCCAGAACAGGATCATCAAGCTCATATTTCTTCTCATACGACTTTTATGGCATCCCGAATGGTTCAAGTGAACCCAATGGTGTATGCATTGCTTCAAGGTCACGTTTCCGAACACGTGAGTCTTCAAGCGCAAGGCGAAGTGGGCGCAATGATTGATGCGAGTCCAGAATTAAAACAACAGCTTCAACAAGACCCTGAAGGAGCTCAAATTAAAATTGATGCGATGATTGCACAGCGGTGTGCTGAAATAACAGCTCAGTTAGTAAGAAATGAAGCAATGGGTAAACAAAAAGATCCATTAGTCGCTTTGAAAGAAAGAGAATTGGATCTGAGAGCAATGGATATGCAGAGAAAAGCAACGGAAAGCTTCCAAGACATGGAAATGAAAGATTCTCAGTTTGAAGAAAAAACTGATGTTGATAAAATGAAATTAGAAGAAGATGAAGATCAAGCAAAAGAAAGAATTAGAATTGCGGATGAAAAAATTAATCAAACAGCAATTCTTGCTAGAGAAAAGATGGATATGACTCGAGATATTGCAGGTGCAAAACTTGGAGTCGAAAAAATGAAAAGAACCGCTGAAGATCGTAGAACTAAAGCGATCAGCAAGAAAGGTAAGAAATAATGCCTTACGGAGAAAGTGGAAAACCAGGAGCTTCTACATCAGGACAATCAAGTCATGATAGAGGAGGAAAACAGCATCAAGCTACAGCATCGAGACATGAAAGAAGAACTACTCATCATCCAGGAGGAGATGGGGGTGCCTATAAACCTACACACGTTAAACCTGGTCTTGGACCAGAACCTACTAAGTCAAAATCTCTACTAGATTATTCACCAACGTTTCAAGTAGGTAAATCAATATATAAAGGTTTTAAAAACATCTTTCAGAACAAAGCCACATATGAAAAAACTGAGCATAGAGGATTAAGACAAAATTTAGAAACAGGGGCTTATGAGCATCACGCTCCAACACATACACCAGTAGGAGGAGTAGGAGGAAAGGATGGAGACGGTATGGCCCAGGGGGCAACGCCTACTCAGTCTCTTGTCACGGCTCCAACAGCCGATAAAGGAGCAGGCTTTGGTCATCAATGGAATTTTCAAGCTTATGGAAATCAAACTCAAACAGCAGGCAACCCTTATGATTATACAAAAGCTCCTTATGCTAAAAAGGGAAAAATGATACGTAAGTACGCAACAGGACAAGAAATTAAAAACTTTTCTAAAGGAAAAAGATTTGGTCCTCCTCCATTAAAAGGACCCGATCCTCAAGGATTACAGGTTATTTTAGAAAATTCAGATTATTTTAAGAGATTGATAGGATAGATTATGGCATGGTTTAGTTTAGCAAAATTAGCATTACAAGCGGGCAGTAAGATATACGCCAATCGACAAAGAACCAAGATGGCTATGTCTGATGCACAGCTTATGCACGCAGAAAAAATGGCGCGGGGGGATGAATCTTACCAGGGCAAACTTTTAGAAGCTCGGCAAAACGACTACAAAGACGAAATTGTCCTTGCGATACTTACGCTCCCGATCGTGGTGCTCGCCTGGTCGGTGTGGACAGAGGATCCGGAGGCTATGCAGAAGATAGATATCTTTTTTGAGTATTTCTCGAATTTGCCAAAATGGTTTACAAATTTGTGGATTTTGGTCGTAGCCAGTGTATTTGGCATCAAGGGAACTCAGATTTTTAGAAATGGTGGCCAGAAGAAATAATGCTCGATCCTTATACCGTCGCCCGCATTACCAAACGCATTAATGAACAAATAAAGCTTATTACAGACCATATTTGTCATGGTGTAGACACGGTGGAGCAATTGCAGTATTCTAAGGGTCGACTCAATGCATTAGAAGCATTGCTTCAGGACTTAAAAGACCTGCAAAAGGAGAATATTGATGGAGACGACGAAGATAATAAAACCCAAAGGATTAGAAATCCCTAGTCCGTACAATTCTAAAAGACAGACAATACCAACAAGTCCAGAAGGAGTTAAAAGTTATATTAACATTCTTCCAAAACCTGTGGGGTATCGTATGTTAATTAGACCATGGTCAGGAGAAAAGAAAACCAAAGGTGGAATTCTTATTACTGAAAGTACTCAAGAAACAATTGAAATGACAACCGTTGTTGGCTTAGTTATTCTAATGGGAGATCTTTGCTATAAAGATGAAAAAAAATTCCCCAATGGAGCGTGGTGTAAAGAAGGACAATTTGTAATCTATGGGCGATATGCTGGCTCTCGATTCAAAACAAAATACGGCGAACATCGTATTTTAAATGATGATGAGATCATAGCGACAATCAGAAGACCCGAAGATATTCTTCATATGTTTTAAGGAGGAACAATGGCAGAAGCAAAAAAAGAAGCTCAGGTTGAATTAGACATGGACGACGCTAAAGCACAAGACGTCGAAGTTAAAGAACCTGAAAAAAAAGAAGACCCTAAAGATAAGATCAACCTTAATGTTGGCGAAGTTGATTTAGGTTATACGGAGCATATTGATAAGGATAAAGAAAAAGCTAAAATTCTTATTGAAGATGAGCCCAAACAAGAACCTATAAAAACTGAGCCTATTAGAGAAGAAAGGAAAGTGGATGATCTAGAACAACTCTCCAAAAGTGTTCAAAAACGTATTGATAAGCTTACCCATCGCTATCGAGAAGCAGAACGAAGAGAAGTTGCAGCTCTTGATTTTGCGAAAGGCTTACAAAAAAAATACGATCATTCTTTAGATCAATATCGTGTTAGTGATGACAAGTATCTAAAAGAATTTGATGCACGAGTAGATTCACAACGCGAACAAGTAAAAAATAAACTGAAAGAAGCGATCGAGTCTCAAAATTCGGACATAATTATGAAAGCGAATGATGAGCTTGTTCAGCTGGCTGTTGAAAAAGAAAAAGCAAGAATTCAGATAGCCGAAAAAGAGGCACAGCTTAAGGAATCACAAGAACAAGCAAAAGCCCAGCTTGATCGACCGGATCTTCCGCAAGGCGGAGAAAGTATGCCTCAACCAAGTGACAAAGCAAAACAATGGGCTCAAAAAAATACGTGGTTTGGCAATGATAAAGTTATGACGAACGCAGCATGGACCCTACATGAAGATCTTGTGAGTAGAGGGGTTGATGTTGAGGACGATAACTATTATAATGAAATTGATCGACAAATGCAGGATTATTTTCCTGGTCGATTTGCACAAGGTTCTACCGAAACAGCGGAGCAACGAGCACCCGTCCAAATGGTCGCTTCGGCTGGTAGAAAACAACAAGGACGCAGAACTGTGAAGCTCACCAAGTCACAAGTTGCTATTTCAAAAAAATTAGGGGTGCCACTAGAAGAATACGCTAAATACGTGAAGGAGGAAGCATGAAGGAAGTGAAAAAGACCTCACGCGCGTCAGAGGAACGATCAAAAGATAAACGTAATCAACCTTGGACGCCACCGAACAGTCTCGATGCGCCACCAGCGCCTAAGGGTTTTGTTCAGAGATGGATAAGAACCGAAAGTATGGGTTTTATGGATTCAGCTAATGTATCCAAAAGACTTAGAGAAGGTTGGGTATTTTTAAGATCCGATACACTATTAAGTGAAATCGGTGAAAATGAATATCCCAAAATTCATGAAGGAAAATACGCTGGTCTGATTGGGGTTGGAGGCCTTGTGTTGGCAAGGATACCAGAAGAGATCGCAAAATCGCGCTCGGATTATTTTAAAAGAATATCATCCGATCAAATATCCGCGGTAGATGCTGATCTTATGAAGGAACAACGGCCTGGGATGCCTATCAATATTGATAGACAGTCTAGGGTAACTTTTGGTGGCGGACGAAAACAATAATTTTTTTGTAATAGTCCATTACCGATATTTGTTTAACAAAGGAGAATAAGACATGGCTAACGTCGAGGAAAAGTTTGGGCTGAAACCAGTCCGACTACTAGATGGAAGCGATTTTATTAATGCTCAAAACAGATATCGTATAGCAAGTTCGTATGGAACGGCAATTTTCCAAGGTGACCTGGTAACCCCAGTCACTGGTGGACATATTGAACGACATACAGCTGGCAGCGGTACACCTGTGGTAGGCGTTTTTAATGGTTGCTTTTATACAGACCCGACAACTCAGAAGCCTACTTGGAAAAACTATTATCCTGGTTCAATCGCAGCGAGTGACATTATGGCATTCGTTATCGATGCACCGGATCAAGTTTACAAGATAGATTCTGATGGGGCATTTGCAGTTGCTGATATTTTCAAAAATTTTCATGTAACTAATGTCACGGGTAATACCATTACTGGTACTTCTAAAGTTCAGTTAGACTATTCTGCTTCAGGTATACAAATTACAACCGTCCTTCAAGCGATCGACATCTCTCAAGATGTAGATAACGACGAAGCAGGCGCAGTAAATGTAGACGTGTTAGTTAGAATTAATAACCACTTTTATAAGACTGGTACGGCAGGCTTAGCATAATAGGAGCATAATAATATGGCAATATCACGAGCACAGCTAGTTAAAGAACTAGAGCCAGGTTTGAATGCACTATTCGGCCTGGAATACAATAGATACGACAATGAAGCAGCGATGATTTTCGCTACAGAAACGTCTGATCGTGCGTTCGAAGAAGAAGTCATGCTTTCTGGTTTTGGAGCTGCGGCTACTAAAACTGAAGGCGCGATGGTTACTTTCGACGATGCGAAAGAAGTTTACACAGCAAGATACACTAACGAGACAATTGCTCTCGCTTTTGCAATCACTGAGGAAGCTATCGAAGACAATCTGTACGACAGACTAGCGGCTAGATACACAAGAGCATTGGCAAGATCAATGGCACATACTAAACAAGTTAAAGGTGCTACAATTCTTAACAACGCTTTCACTTCAGGTACTGGAGGAGATGGTTCGTTTTTATGCGTAACCAATCACGCTCTATCAACTGGAGGTACGTGGTCTAACGCGCTGGCAACAGCAGCTGATTTGTCAGAAACATCACTTGAACAAGCACTGATAGACATTGCAGCGTTCGTAGACGAAAGAGGATTAAAAATAGCTCTTCAAGCACAAAGAATGAT